GCTCCAATGGCATTGAAAATTGAAAGACACACCTCTATCGAGGGGCATTAGCGCAGCTGGTAGCGCGAGTTAGTCGCCTACGATACCCGGGACAACCGAATACGATATTTTCTTTCCTGCGTGGGGAATTAGTTCAGTTGGTAGAACGCTTGCATGGCATGCAAGAGGTCAGCGGTTCAAGTCCGCTATTCTCCACCACAGAAGTCGAACAGGTTTGATACAAAATTAAACCGGCAAATAACCCCTGTTATCAGGGGTTATTTGCATCTCTGGCCTTTTGTACTCCCCGCCTATAAGCGGGTTTTTTGCGTGAATCCTAGAATCTGGTATATACCCCTTGCACCAAGTTAATGGCATTTTTGAGATAATGCACCACATAAGCGGTATATGTCCTAAAACGGCAAACCCTCACAAAATACCTTTTTGCCATAAAATTAAGGGCATCCAAAACGGCAACCCGCTCCATTCTAGCATTTCGATTATGTAAATGCTAAACTATTATCACCCTCATTTAGTCAGGACTTGCTCCTGAAACTTCATACATATACACTAAATGGGGGCTTTTTAGATTGAATATATAGCCTCGCAGAAAGTTCTACGGCAATAAAAACGCCGACCCGTAGGCCGGCGATATTGATATAAGGTACGATGTTACTCTTGTGCGAGGTGAATCACCGTGCCGCTATGGAAGCGGACGACAATCTTATCTTTGGCGTACACGGTAACGGATTCAATCGTTTCGCGCCAGAGTCGCTCTTGGAACTCCTCCAGCGGCCTATCCGCTTTTTGCAAGGTATTCAAGAACCGTTGGAGTTTCTCTTTTTGGGCTGTTTTGTCCTGTTTCCCCTTTGTAAGCTGCTCCAACTCAGCTTTTGCAGCATCATAGCGGTCAACCAGTTTGTCATAGCGTTTTTGGTATTCCTCTTGATTCTGCGGGCTTGCAGCGTTCTGTGCGATACATTCATTCACCAGTGCGGAAGCCTCGGCGCATTTGGCCATGAGTATAGCAGTTTGCTTGTCAAACGGTATCGTGTCCGCTGTGAAGTCAATCGTTGCCATATACTCCGCTATATAGCGGGCTTTATCAGCAACAATCATATTCCATGCAGTTACAAACGTCGAACGCAGTGTATCCGCGCTGAGGTGTGGCGTGCGGCATACCGTGTCTCCCATATATTTGCGGTTACAGCGGAACACTTCGCGCCTGTACTTGTTGTTTGAGTGCAGGATTTTCCGGCCATACAGACCACCACACTGTCCACAGATGACCTTGCCGGTAAACAGGCCGGAGCCGCTGAGTTGCTTACCAAAAGCCGCTCTCCGCCGGATTTCATCTTGTACAAGTTCAAAGGTTGATACAGAAATAATTGCCGGATGGCTGCCCTCCACAAAATATTGCGGAACTTCGCCCTCATTCTTCTTGCGCTTTTTGGTGAGGAAGTCTACAGTAAAGTCCTTTTGGAGAATGGCGTTACCTGTATACTTCTCATTTTTCAAGATGCTACGCACTGTGGATACGCCCCATGTCTCCTTTCCGCTGGGGGTAAGAACGCCTTGCGCGGTAAGGTGTGCGGCGATTTCGCGGTATGTACGTCCACCTAGAAACATGGCATAGATCTGCCGTATCACTTCGGCTTCAGATTCTACAATCTGCGGCAACCCGTCCTCACCCTTTTCATAGCCGAGGAACTGCTTGTAGGCGATTGTGACTTTGCCGTCCGCCATACGTTTGCGCTGTCCCCATGTGGTGTTTTCGGATATAGAGCGGGATTCTTCCTGTGCCAGCGAGGACATGATAGTAATCAGCAGCTCACCCTTGGAGTCCAGCGTATAGATATTTTCTTTCTCAAAGTACACCTCCACACCTTTTTCTTTCAGGGCGCGGACGGTTTGTAGCGTGTCCACTGTATTGCGGGCAAACCGACTGACCGACTTTGTTATGATTAAGTCTATTTCACCATTCAGCGCAGCTTCGATCATGCGGTTGAAACCGTCACGCTTCTTGGTGTTGGTAGCGGTAATGCCTTCATCGGTGTACATTCCGGCAAACTCCCATTCTGGTTTGGATTGGATGTATCCGGTATAATATTCCACCTGTGCCTCATAGCTGCTTAGTTGTTCTTTCGTATCAGTGGAAACACGGGCGTATGCCGCTACACGCTTCTTCGGCTGTGCGCCGATAGTGTGTTCTAGGTTCCGGCCAATAGAGGCCGGAATGACTGTAATAACAGGGCTAGTCTTCATTGTGCATCATCCTTTCTCTATAATTTGCTTTTGCACGCTCGCGCGCCGCTTGTTTCATCTCCGGCGTCCAAGATTGGGCGCGGGATGGGTTCTGCCATTTTGCCAAGATACGAATACCATCACGACAGATGTAGAGTAACATGCCGTGTGCCGGGACTCTTATCTCAGCAATTTGTCTCTTAAACGCATCCTCATCAAAAGTTGGGATGCCTAAGATTCCTGCGGTTTTGGCCAGCAGGATATTTTCTGGTATCTGTTGCGCGTCACAGGCGGCTTTGCCCAGTGTGTTAAATGTGCTGCATATCCAGACGATTTTCTCGTATTTCGTTCCGGCATTGCCGTTTTTACGGCGGTAACGCTTCCCGCATTTCTCACAGATGATTAAGCTGGTAAATGGATATGCCATTTCCGCTTTCTTCGAGGGCTGGCATTTTGCCGCCCGTTTCGCCCGAATCTTCTGCACCTGCTCAAAGTCTTCGCGGCTTACAATAGCCTCGTGGCTGTCTTTGATGTGGTACTGCGGGAGTTCACCGTGATTGATATGCTTCTTTTTGGTAATATGGTCTTTGATAAAGATTTTTTGCAAAACCATATCACCGATATACTTTTCGTTGTGGAGGATTTGGCGAATTGTGTTTGCCAACCACGCACCGCCTAGTTTAGATGGAATACCCTCGGCGTTCAGCTTTTTAGCGATAGCAAGGATTCCCATGCCACCGATATAGTCTGCGAAAATCTGCCGAACGACTTCCGCTTCTTCCGGCACAACATGGAGTTTGCCGTTCATTAGACGATACCCCAGCATATTGATCGTGTTTGGTATCCCTTTCTGAAACATTTTGCGTATCCGCCACTTGCAGTTTTCACTGACAGAGCGGCTCTCTTCTTGGGCGAAAGACGCGAGGAGGGAGAGCATAAGCTCCCCATCCCCGCTCATGGTGTGGATGTTTTCTTTCTCGAAGAATACATCAATGCCAAGCTCTTTGAGTTCCCGCACTGTTTCCAGTGTGGTCAAGGTGTTTCTGGCAAAGCGGGTGATGGATTTTGTGATAATCATATCTATCTTGCCTGCTCTACAGTCCGCAAGCATTCGCTGGAACTCAGCGCGGTTGTCCTTCGTACCTGTTACGGCTTCATCGGCATACACCCCGGCAAACGTCCAGTCTATTCGCCGCTGAATCAGTGCGCTGTAGTAGCTCACTTGAGCAGACAGGCTGTGGCGCATGGCTTCTTTGCCGCAGGATACGCGGACATAGGCCGCAACACGCTTGTACCTCGTAATTTGAGGCAGGGCATCTAGTTTCCTTACTGTCTTCATGGGCGGAATCTCCTTTACGTTAATATTGGGGTGACCTCTGAGCGGTCTGTCTGATTCTTGCTCTGAACCGCGAAAGAGTCAAGGGTCAATTTACGCGATTTCTGATCTGTTAGGGCAACCCGTGATCCTGCTCGAAACGGTCTTGTGGATGGGATATTATCGAAAGTAAACTAGACATTGCGCTCCTCCGTCTCACCGTTAGCAATGGAATAGAATCTATAATGGATGTAGCATTGGTGAGAGCAATATTTACGGTTCCTGCGCCCATAGCTGCTGAAGTCTTCGCCGCAACCGGCACAGGTGAGACGGTATAGGGCTTTTTGCTTTGTGTAGTCCCGGTGGTGCTTCCACCAATAGTCACGGCAGGCGTTACTGCAGAACACTCTCGGTTTCCGCTTGGGCGTTTGCGTGATATGATTGCCGCAGTTTCGGCATAGTCCGGCTTTCGCCTTGGCTCGTCTACAAACGGACTTGACCGTATTCATGGGTATATTGAGTTGTTTTCCGATCTGTGCGTAACTCGTGCCTTTTTTACGCAGGGCGAGAATCTTACGTTTCTCGTGGTTTTTGATTGTCTTCATAGGTTTGCGTCTCCTTTCCGGTACGCCTCCACGCCGCCTGTGATGAGCCTCTCCAGTTCATCCGGCGTGATGACGATAAATAATTGTTGTAGCTTGGGGAAGTGTTCTTGCAATGTGACACGAACACTTTCATAGCGTTTTTTGCTCGGCACAATCCAGAGTACATACGGAAATATGCCGTGCTTTTTCTGCTCCACGCCTGTCTTGAGGTAGTGGAGATAACTATGGCACTTTCGGATAATCATCTGGAGCGTCACGGTGCCACGATCTACTTCGATGAAGTAGCGATCCTCGTACCCTGCAAACCGCACGGCGGCAAACAGATCGGGCTTGAGCGCAACCGGCTTGCCTTTACTGCTTTTATGCCAACGCCAACACTCCGGCTCAAACTGTACGTCTGCAAGCTCGGCACCGCTCTTTTGGCAGATGTCCCGCAGTTGCAGATAGCCTTCGGCAATTGTGAGGGTGTGCGTTAGGAAATACGAAGATGGTTCTAAGTACCGTTTGCGTGATGAGTGGTCTAAGTTATCCAAATTGATCAGCCGGAACCCAGCGGCAGTTAAAGACCAGATGTATGGGTCACTACCGTGAGCCGGGCCACCTACTCGCCGTTCCAAAGCTCCAATCAGTCCATAGTCCTTTAGTTTACTGAGACTACGGTTTGAAGCTCTGGTTGCGGCGGTTTTTGTGCTTGAGTTGTTAAAGTGTAGGCGGGTGACTTGTTTTGTTGTTAGGTATCGGCATTTTTGTAAGCTTCTAAGGATTTCTTTGTCTCTGTCGCTGATCGCCCTTGACAATTCCTCGATTTTCTTGCCCGATAGCCGCGCGCCCGATTTCATAGCCGCCTCCTGTCCAGAGCAGAGCGCGGACGCAGGAGCGAGGGGTGCCGCCGTGATGGATTGTGTTTGTGTAGCAGAAAGCTACTAAAAACGTCGTTTCCCTTACTGGCGAAGATTGCCCACCGACTCTGGGGTTTTACGCCCTTAAAGTCTGAGTGAGATGTCTTGTGGTGCGTCATCATAGATTCACCCTCCCAAATCCCTCCGGCACCTCGTCTATGCGCTCATCTGCATCAGAACTAGCGAGTAAGGCGATGTACTCCGCTTCGGTTTCTTCTGCGGGTCTGCCGTATTTGCTCATGCTTCTGGCGCGGAGGTCTGCGGGCAGGCGTGTCGCAATTGGTGGCGGCAGGGTACGCCCGGACACCCAGCCCACGTTTTTGCCGCCCTGCTGGAAGCTGGTGTACACGCTGTAGCGGGGCAGGCTCATAAAGTCCTGCGGTGTGAGAGTGGGTGCCATCGCCGCCATATCTTTTGCATCCGTGGCGTTTAGGCCGAATACAACCTTGTTGCGGGCGTTGCTGTCGATCCCCTTGAGGACAAGAGGCGGAATCTGCCCTCGGTACTGGTGCGCCAGCGTGAGTGCCATGCCTAAGCCCCGCGCCTGTGCCAGCGCGTCAGATAGGTCGGTGGGGAGAGACAGATAGTCTTGCAGCTCGTCAATATAGACGGATACCATGTGCCGCTTTTCCTGCGGGATATTGGCGCGAGATAGGGCCAGAGTCCATGTTAGCCCTACAATCAGGCTACCGAGCAACCTCGCGCTCTCCGCCCCGATCACGCCCTTATTCAGCGGCACCAGCACGATCTTCCGCTGGTGGAATAAATCCGTGAGCGCAAACTTGGGGCTAGACTGCCCAAGTACGTTACGAAGTCCGGGACGGAGCAAGAATTGGCGGATTTTATTCAGCACCGGCGCGATTTCCATACGCCGCTCCGAATCTTTCATTGCCTCAAAGCCGTCCCAGAAGGGCTTGAGGCCCACCTTGTCGCTGATGTCAGCCGTGATCTTGCGCCGAAACGCCTCGTCCGTGAGCAGAGCCGGAAGCCATAGCAGGGACGCTCCATCCGTCTGCGCCAGCGTTAATAACGCCGCCGATAGCACGTCCTGTGAGCGTATGCCCCAGTTCTCCGCAAAGACTTCTTTCAGCACAGACAACACCGCGTCCGCAATCAGCGCGGGGTTGCCGTAGTCTTTGAAGGCGAAAGGATTGAACCCTACAGGCGCAGGATCGGAAGGGTCACAAACCACCACGTCGCCTGCCCTCTTTTCAGGGATACGCGCCAGAATGTCATTGACGAGATCGGCCTTGGGGTCTATCACCAGCACACTACGCCCAGCCTTGATATCGCTCAAAATGAGATTCAGCATGGCCGTGGACTTGCCTGATCCTGTAGGGCCCAGAAGCACCGAATGCTCCAGCGCGTCCTGCGGCGAGATGCTGAGGCGGGTGTTGCCGTTTAGCGCAAAAGTGCGATCCTGATAGGCATTCGCCGGACTCCTGTACCAGCGCGGCGGCAACATCTCTTTTGGATGTAGTCCGGCCACGCCGGGGAGTTCAGTGTCACCGATAGGCAGGAGTAGGAAGCTCGCCAGCTCCCGGACAGATAGCCTCAACCCAAAAGACCACGGCACATGTGCGTTGTTGATATGCTCCGGCTTTTCATTTGAAGCAGTTACACGTACACCCGCCGCCTCCAAAGTGCGGAATGCGGACAGAATCGTATGTAGGTGTGAACTGTGCGTGCTGCCACTGATGCCGATGCGGATCACTGCCCCAAACCTGCTCAGTGCGGACTTGTTCCGCATGACACTTAGGCTGTCTGTTGAGGCAGTTCCCGCCGCACCTGTAGCTACTTGGAACCAAGAGGCATGAGGGTTCTGTGGGTTATTTGGTGCAGGTGTCGGGGCGTATGACGGGCCGAGGACGATTTGGATCACTGCCTCTGCGTCCCTTGGCACATTCGCCATTGCCGCAAGTCCAGCTCTGATAGTGGAAAGCGTGGTATCTGTCTGTAGAGAGAGAGTCGGGCGAGTGACCTTAATTTGCCGACTAACCATCATCTCAGCGCGGCTTCCTGCGGGGACATCCGCAAAGCGGACGTCCCCATGTGCTGTGAAAACCGATTGAATCTTGCTCATGTACATCTTGTCTGCACCGATTAGGAAGCGGACACCGTTTTTACCGGAGCGGATTTCCCATACCACCGCCCCTCGTGGGCTGGTGGAGGCAAGGTGAGTCAGCATATCATGGACGGTTTCTAGCTCGAAGGGGCGTTGCCACGATAGCTCTTGCCAAACTAGGTTCGGTTTTCTACTCATCATCTGCGCCTCCTTACCACTTTCCGCGACTTCGCCAGATTCGGAAAGCGATCACGCCTGCACACACGATAACTAGGACGACGAGTAGCGCGATCCATATCTCGCTCAGCCAGCGGACAGCCAGTCTCAGCAGAAAACTTGCAAACGCTAAGAGGGCGGCGGTTTCTACGATGCGGGCGATAAGCCGTTTGGGTTCTCGATCCACTCATTGCACCCCCTCCTTGTATTTCGGAACAGGATAGCCGGGGATGACGATGTCACTCTCAATTTCATTCCCCCATGCGTCCCAACCGGACTGTGGCCTGCGGGCGAAAAGTTCTAAGTACGGCCCCGGGGAGCATCTTTCTATCACGGCGAATTGCTCACGAGGCTTGACAGAATGCCCATTAGTCGGGGCAAACATCCAAGACGGCTGAGATCGAAAAAGGACGGGTGCCTTGCCTCGTGTGCCAAAAAGCACATGCTCGGTGGCCGATCTAAGATAATTTCCGAGCCCGATGCGTTGCTTGCACCACGTCATCAGACTTCTAGGAGCAAAATTCCATGCCTCTAACACATCATAGCCGTGCCGCAGGGTAGCGTTTGTTACCCAAAGCCAACAGTGTGCGTTGTCTTCTGCCAGATCAGCGACTGGCATAGCCTTGATCTGGTCTAACGTCATGAGATCATAGTGGACTTGGGCACCCCTTTTTCCTTTTTGCTGGATATCCCAAGGCGGGTCTGCCATAATTGTTTTGTACTTCTTTTGTGTATTCATATGTTTTTTCTCCTCGTAATTCATTTTTTGCAGTTAAACAAACATTTTCGGACTTTACAAGGGGCTTTCTCACGGCTTTTTTGTGCGACAAGACAGCCGGTTACAGAGGTCAAGTCCATAATAGAGAGCATGAAAAAGCCCGTTGTAAATATTGCTTTTCACTGCGTAATGTGGTTTAAGTGTAAGCGGATTAGCCGTTGTTTAAGTGTTTTTCAACCTCATGATTTCTTCAGCACAGCACGCTGTATAAGCGTCCACAAGAAGATCAAGTCTCCGAGCTGCTGCTGGGATGAGAGAGCCCTGATGGGCAGCCCACAAGGACAGTCCGGCTACAGTGTCTATCCTTGACTTTACAAAGGCTTCAGGCTGTATCAAGGCGGGTTGTTGGACGGTGCTTTGGGGCAGAGCTTTCTGTTCCATCTTAGAACTCCTTTCCATGCTTTGGTGTAGCGGGGTTGTGAGTTTGGGCAAGTAGGTTGTCATATTTCTCAAAGACCGCCTTAGTTTCTCTCTGATAGGCCGCAGGGAGATCCCCCCACCTTGCATAGAACTGGGCTTTCAGCTCCTCTATTTGTGCGCAATTGGCATCATAGATTTCCAGAAGTTCATCACTAGACGCATCCGGCCAACCATCATCCGGGGTATCTTCTACAAGTTGGATGAAGTCTGAGTTGATTTTGTCAACCTGTAGGCTGGTTTCGCGGTAGTCTAGCAGGACATCTCTGTACCGCTGGCATATGAGGACAAGTTCACGCTCCATAGCCCGCTTGAGCTCCGCCTCAGTTTCTCTTTGCTGGGTTAGGAAATTGGCCATGTGTTTGATCATGGTGTTGTCTTTCATAACAAACTCCTTTAGGTTAGATTTGTCCCGCCTGATCAGGGCGAGCACTACTCACATGTGATGCCTAAAATTTTAGAGCAAAGAATAACTTCCATGTAAAAACGGAACGTTCCTCCGTTTTTCCTCCGCTTTACTCATGGACGTGTCAAGAAAAATGTTGTATAATCAAGGCATCTAAGAATTCGGACAAGGGGGTAGGCATGTGTCAAAAGATCAAATTAAAATACTTCAATCAGAATTGAAAGAGATGCGGCGTTACGGCTGTTTTAAGAAGATTGGCGATGCCGAGTATCTCTGCGAGTTGATGGGTTGTCCTGATGATGTGTCCACCGATGAAAAAATCTCTCGCTTTATACAGCTAATCTCCCACTTTATAAAAAATAAGGACGAGATCGAACTTTTGTTTTTGGCGTTTGGAATACATGGAGACTACCAATATGTAAAAGGGCTAGACGCCCGTCGTGTTAAGCATTACGAAGACCGCTTGGCCGCTGAAAGAGAGCTCAACGATCCCAAAAGGAGCTTGCGCAATCTTGAAAATCAGCTGACTAAGGAACTTATCCCGCGAGTTATAGAGCATGGCAATATCCCGGAAGTTGTGGCCGGTGCGCCAAAGACCCTTGAACTGCCTACTTCGAAAAGCGTGAGAAATGGAGCAAGTGATGTAATTCAAAATCTGCCATATTCTCGCAATCCATATTTCACAGGTCGTGATGATAAACTTTTAGAATTGCGTAAGCATTTTACAGCGGGCAAAAGTGGTATCGTGCGTCAGATGATCCACGGCTTAGGTGGCATGGGTAAATCTCAGCTTTCCCTTGAGTATGCCTACACTTTTGCAAAAGATTATGATGTGATTTGGTGGTTGGATGCGGAAACAAAGGAGACGATGGAGGCTGCCATATATAGTTTTGTCCAGCGAGAGCATCTAAATGATAAAGATGATCCCGCAGTGACACTCGGAACATTTCAGCGGTGGTTTGAGACCCATACCAAGTGGCTATTGATTTGTGATAATGTTGAGGATTTCAAGATAGTAGAAAAATATCTTCCGAAACTGGCAGATGGGCATATTATCTATACAACTCGGCATGGTCATGGGCTTAACGCAAACAACTCCATCAGACTTGATGCGCTCCCCGCCGCCGATTCTGCAACATTCTTGCAAGATCGCGCCGGACTAGAGGACAATGAAAATGCCGCTCGATTAGCAAAGCGGCTGGGATATTTGCCACTTGCTATGGATCATGCGGCGGCGTATATATTTGAAAGAAGCGGAACGGATTTTACTGAGTACCTGAAACTATTGGATGAGTGTGGTCTGAGATTGTTGGAAGAGGAGGTCAGTTCCGTAGACTACGAGCTTACCGTTAGCGCAACATGGAAAATCTCTATGGATAAAATCCAGTCGGAGGCCGCTCGACAGCTTATGTATCTCTGCGCATACCTCTCACCGGACTATATAGACTTGATGCTGTTTTATGCCCGTCCCGCATTGTTGCCAACGCCGTTAGGAGCAGAACTTGCGGATCAGCTTAAAAGGAAAAATATCATTCGAGAGCTTGAAAAGTATTCGCTTATCAGGTGCTCGATAAAAAAGGTGCGCCGTGACGATACAATCTGTTTAGAACAGCAACTGCATATCCATCCGTTATTGCAAGAAGTAATCCGGGCTGAAACTGGCTCAGATACAACATATGTCCGTTGCTGCCTTGCACTTATGCAAGGTGCTCACCATTTCATCATCTGTGGCATTGGTAGTGAAGGCGAGGACTTGAGAAAAGGTATCGCCAACGCCGTTTCTATCGCAACTTACGCAGAGAAACTCTTGTCAGATGATGCCTCGCTACTTGCTATTGCCAATCTTTCGGATGACATCGGCCTACACATTGAGCTTATAAAACAACAGGGGCACATGGAATGGCGCAATAAGGCACTGGATATTCGCAAGAGGGTTTTAGGAGAGCAGGAAGCAAAAAAATACCGCCACACTTGGTGGCGGTGGTAATGCTTATTCGAACCCTTCGCAGAAATCTTTGCAGTCACCTTCTGGCAACACAATGCCAATGGTTGGCCAGAAATCTCCATACGCAGATACATCAACAAGTAAATCTACCCAGCTTAGATCCCGATCTCCGGCTTCATACTCCGGAATATACAGGTCTGGATACTTGCGACGCAAGAAGCGCAGGACATCCTCAGCCTCTTTGCGCAATTTCTTATCAGACCAAGAATGTCCGTAGGCACGGTCTGGTATCCCTTGGGAGAAAGATTCGCTGCACTCGCTCTCTTTTGTACATCGTTTGCACTGGATGTGATCTGCGCATTCTTGGATGGCAGCAGTTTCCTGCATTAGGAACGCAAGCAGTGTCACGCCTAGCCCTTCAACATAGATACGATTATCGCCCTCTCTGTTGAGATAGCCTACTACTTTTGGATAAACCTCTATCACTTCGCCCGGATTCCGGCCTAAGAAAATCTTCTTTTCTTCGATCAAGTCCGTTAAAATGGATACGGCCTCTCTTAGGTGCTTTTGGCTGACTTTGTACATTTTCATTTACCCCTCTCAGAAATATAAAATATTCCTACGGGGCAAATGCCAGCCGCAGGATAGAGTGTCTTAACTAAATGGAAAAAGATAATAAGACGCTCAACCCTGCGGCTGATTGTAAGCATATTATAAATGTTCTACGCAATGTACTGCGTATGGTAAGCAGAGAATGTCTCTACTTGTGTCCATTATAGCACAAATGCCACAAAAAGTCAATAATATTAATCATTTCTCCATTTTTCTATTCGATTTCTGAGCAAAAAAATGCAATGAAACGACGGAAAGGAAAAGCCCCCAATTGCTCGGGGGCTAAGAGGAGTGTTGTTAGTATACTAAGTGTACGAGAAGAGTCACTGTGGGTGGAGCGAAAAGTCTGACGAGAGTATATGTTATAAGCCCGAATGCATGAAGTAACAGTATAGTCTCTCGAGCTTTGTCAGAAAACTTACATCTAAACAGGTGCATAAAGCAGCAGACTGAAGTGAAGCCCCATGCAATAACGCATAACACCGTAGCAAAGAATGGCTCAATACGTAGCCGCCCTTCTATATGTGCAAGAAGGTCCAAAGAGTAGCGTACAAACACAACAAGAGTCACTAGTCCCCAAATAAGGAAGACTACATTCAATGTCTTGGCCTCTGTTGGTGGTGTTTTGTTCTCCGTAGGCTCGCTTTCCGGGGGCAAATTGGTTGCGTTAGGGTTTTCCATAATCTTTTCTCCTTTTAAGGTGTATTTGGGGATTTAGGGAATTGTGAACACACAGATTAGCCACAGTCCGTAAAGGGCTGTGGCTCACTAACAACTTATTAACGTACTAGAACGGCATTTTCGCCTTTCTCTCTCGTTAGCCAGCATCTCATTGCTGACTATCTACATCATAGCACAAAACGTGCAAAAAGTCAATGATTTTCGTTGTTTTTGCAATTACTACAGTTATTTGGCGCGAAAATATCATGCACTTAATGCCAGGCGCCATACACGTAGTGTAAAAACCACACCACCACTTGTTGTGTTCATTGTCTGCTCTTCTGCCTCTTTTGTAGCATGTCCAGCCGCCCGCCAATACACCATCATCAACCCTAGATTCGCCCTTTGCAATGTGCGTAAATACCCTTGATGCCGCAAGGTAAATCGTACATTGAAAGGTGTGTAAAGAATGGAAATCAGAGTAAATCTGCAAGGCTGCAAACGAAAGGAATTGGCAAGTTTAATCAGCGAAGTGTTCGGCGTGGAGCCTAAGTACAAGGGGATACCGAGCTACGTCTACGAGGTGGGGGATATCACTCTGGACGAGGATGCCACGATCCATCTGCCGCCGGGGGCGTTTGTGAATCTGAAAGATTTACAGAAGCTCCTAACCGCACTGGAGGAGAACAACTTCGATGCCTCTTTGGTGGTAGAAGAGGGAGAAGTCGATCTGCCACCCAGCCAGATCAACGAGTCGGAGGTAGAAGTTGAAGAAATAGAGGTGTCTGAGGAGGCTGAAACTGAGGATACGTCTCACGGGCTGATGATCCAGATGCCGCTTGAAGGCTTTGATGCAATGGCGTTTGAGAACCTAAAGCTACTGATCGCCAGCAGAGCCACGCTCATCAAAAAGGCACTCAGCATCTATGATCTCTCCATCAAGCAGTCCGCCACGACCATTGACTTCCCATGGTTCCATGAAGAGGTGTCCCCGGAAGAACTTAGGGTGTTTACGCAGTTTATCGCCGCATTGTGCGATATGGCGAAACGCCAGAGCCGGATACTGGCTGTGGAAAAGCCGACAGACAACGAAAAGTTTACGTTTCGGTTGTTTCTGGTGCGATTAGGTATGAAAGGTGAAGAGTACGCCAACGCCCGCCGCATCCTGCTCCGCAATATGAGCGGCAATGGGTCGGTGAAAGACCCGAATGGCAAGCCGCCGAAGACAAAATCGGATCAACCGCCAGAACAGGAAAACCACGAGCTATCCAAGTCGTCCGCCAAACCGCACTCCCACCTGCAGAGGATGGCAAAGGCCGTAAGAGATTGGTTAAGCTGACGATAATGGCTAAAGCCACAACTGCACACCACATCTAAAGCGTCACCGTTTGGTGGCGCTTTTTCACACCATAAGCATAAAAAAGGACAAGCGTTCCGCTTGCCCTTAATCGTAATCCACTCTACTAGCTAAGGAAGATCAGCCGCTAAGGCTACCGTAAGGATAATTGTATCCTCATAGTCTCTGAGCTGAAAAGACACAGTACGTGTGATCCCCCGCCCAGTACTGCCCGCTGTGAAAGCTATAGTGTAGTTGCCAAAGTCGGCAGCCACTGCTCCTTCACGCAAGTCTAGTGTTAGATATCCGTAGAAGGTTATACTGTTTAGGCGCACTGCGTCCTCAATCAGTATAGATGTTAGTCCCTCAGCTGCGGTAGTGGCTACATTAAGCCAGTCCCAGTTACCACCTGCTCCTGCTGATGTTACTTGCGCTGGGGAGTTTCTCCCTATACCTATCTGATTCAGATGAACGAACATGTCGATAGGTGCGGTGTCACTCTCTCTTACATTGGTTGCCATTACTACGAACGGAACTACTAATGTGTCCGAATCGTAAGCCGGTATAATAACACGGCTCCATCTTTCCGGCTCGTCTGGAGAGTTGTGAACTAAGAGTGGGTGGAATAGTGGAGCATCAGGCCCAACTACCCCAGGAAATGTAATGACCGTTAGACGTACAGTTTGGTTTCCCTGAGCATCTTCGAGCCTCCAGTTATACCAGGTAGGCTCTATGTCTTTCCACGCAATAATTGGCTCTGCCTCAGATGGTTCTGAATCAACCGAAGGTGACTCAGTGTCAGGTGCGAAGTCTATAGTAGCCACGGCTACATAGAGACGCATAGGAATTGTACTATTTGCGCCTGTTGGAACTTCTCGGCCAGCCGCAGGGTCTTGTCTGATAATGGTACCAGACGGAAATTCGTCCGTTGACTCCTCTATAATGATGGCGTCGTACTGAGTTACAAGGGCTGGACTGTCCAATACTTCATTAAGCTGCATTCCGACAAAGTCTTCCACCTCGTGACGTTCACCCGCTGGCTCTGTTGCTCTTTGCGGACTGCTATTGCAGGCCGCGAGAGTAGCCATAGAGACGATCATCAAGAGTCCTACTACTAAAGCGATTACGTTTTTGGAAAGATTCTTTTTGACACCACTTCCCGAAGTGTTTGAGTTATTATGTCTCATAATAGCTCCTCCTTTTGTGGCCTCAGGGGCCTAGATTTTAGGCCACCTGCAAAACATCCCTCCAGATGTTTTTTCTAGTGTCCCATTAAAATAAGTAGATAGTTTCCTTATAATCATTAGTGGCTCTAAAACCAAGCGTTTTTATCCAGTAAATGTTGCGGAAGAGTTAGAAAAGTGGTATACTGCTATTTATACTATTATTCACTCTTGTGGGGCTTGTGTTCACAATGCTTTTTGGCCTGTTGAACACAAAAAATCGGCTCAGAAAAATCTAGCCGATGTCTATGTTTTTGAGTTTTACAGGGGTGGATAAAAACGCTTGCTTTTTTATCCAGTAACTATCGCCGAATGCTGAGTTGCCCAAAGAATAAAGGTTCTGTGCGTGATCCCAAGCTCTAGTGCGGCGGCGCGGGCGGAGATTTCCTTACGCAACCATGTCTCATACAATATGGCAAACTCATCCGGCTTTTCTCTCGGTGGCCTACCGAATCGGACTCCCTTCGCTTTGGCAGCGGCGATACCCTCTGCTTGTCGTTGGCGATTATATGCCCGCTCTGTCTCGGCTACATAGGATAATATCTGCAAGACCAGATCGGCAATAAATTGGCCGGTTAGGTCTTTCTCTTTTTGTCGGGTGTCCAGCAGAGGCATATCAAGCACCACAATATCCGCCCCAATGTCTTTGGTTATATTGCGCCATTGATTTTGGATTTCTTCATAGTTGCGGCCAAGGCGGTCTATGCTCTTGATAAATATCGTGTCACCCTGCCGCAGCCGTTTTATGAGCCTACTGTACTTCTGGCGGTTGAAATCCTTACCGGATTGCTTGTCTGTGAAGATATTACGCGGTGCCACGCCGCACTCCACCAGTGCGATAAGCTGGCGGTCTTCGTGTTGCTTTTTGGTTGATACACGGACGTAGCCGTATTCTGTTGGCATGATAAAAGCCTCCTATAAAGTTGATACTATAAGTTTATAGGAGGCTTTCGGAGCTCTAGGCGAAACCATACAGACCTCAGACGGCATATGGTATCATACGAGTATGTGCGTTTATCTTGATAAATCGGGCAAGAGTGACAGGAAGGAGTCGCCAATGGTGCGCAAACATCAGCTTTGGCGTTTAGACTGCCACATAGAGGGGAAACGGTTCCGTATGCGAAGCAAGAGCAAAGACAAACTCTTGAAAATACAGAAAGAAATCAGAGAAAATAGCTTAAATTACGCAGAGGCGCAGGTACTTAAGCGCAAATCTTGATTGGACTTTAGTCAATCAAGCCTACACCGTAGCTACTGATATAAGACAGAAAAAGCCACGATCTAAGGATTGCGGCTTTGGTGTACAGATGGGAATATGAGCGTTGCGGACTAGGGGACTATGCAGCGTATAGACTGGCCGGTCTGTTTATTGAGTGCGTTTGAGGGGTTGACGATAGTCTCGAGTAGTTGGAGGGGCCTAGCACTGACAGTGACATTACTCTGAGTTGAAGACCAATATTGGCCTGACATACCAGCGGAGGTAAAGCTGCCATTACTCCATTGCCCGCTACGCATTGCGAACCATTGAGTACGTAAGCCCACATCAGTAGTAGTTAATCCACCATTAACTGCTTGATTAAGATTCCAAAACTCGTTAGTATTGTTATTTTGTACGGCTGCACCATCAGCACCCCCTGTAGGCAATCTCCAACCAGCTGGACATATAGATACATTCCTGTTGGGGTTGTTTAGAGCATTGGCACAAGCTAATGGATTAAGAGCTGGGCCTCCCATCGCAGCACACCAGTTGTACAGATAGCCGAACTGGCGAGTAGCTATATTGACTCCACCATCTGTGGCGGTGCTTGGCCGATCTGGAAAAGTAGTGGGATTGGATCCAGATGGCCTCCCGAAACGTGGCTCTGTAAAACTATTTGTAGTATTCTCAACTAGTCCACTTACCACATCACCGAACCTATTATCCCCTCCACCAGCATAAGCTAGGTTAGTTAACATCCAGCAGCGGCCATCGGGCATTCTTTGTACCCAATATGTACGGAGGTCTCTGGCATCCACAACCATAGTGCGTGCTGTGGGGCAATTGGAGTTATTTATATCTTGGATGAAAATTGCTGGTTCGGCTATGCAGCGGACAGAGATACCGAATTGCTTATTGAGAGCATTACCTGGATCAACACCCGATTCGGTAAAGTCGAGATAAACGCCCCACTCACTAGACCAATGAGTAGAAGACCAGTAGCCGCCTGCAAAGCCAGCATCGCTGAAAGTATTATTCCACCAGTTTCCACTATACATAGCGAGCCAGTTAGTGCGGAGACCCGCGTCTGCTGTGGTTGATCCACCGTTCACCGCCTGATTAAGGTTTTGGAACTCATTAATTGTAGCACCGCCATCTACTCCTGCTATAGGTAGTCTCCATCCAGCTGGACATATAGATACGCTAGTATCAACTTCGTTCGTAGCATTAGCACAAGCTGCGGACTGGCCACCCATAGCGGCACACCAATTATATAGGTAGCCGAATTGGCGAGTGGAAGCGTCTGATCCACCGTCTATGGCAGTGCTTGGCCGATCTGGAAAAGTAGTGGGGTTGGCTCCAGATGGTCTCCCGAAGCGTGGCTCTGTAAAGCTGTTATTAGTGTTCTCATTAAGCCCATTTACTACATCCCCAAACGTATTGTCTCCACCACCTGCATAAGCTAGGTTAGTCTGCATCCAACACCTGCCGTCTGGCATGCGTTGTACCCAGTATGTTCTGTTGTCTCTAGCGTCTACCACCATAGTTCTATTAGTCGGACAATTGATGTCATTAATCTCCTGTATATATATGCGCTCTGGTGGGGGTTCGGCTATACAGCGAACAGACCCTCCATTTTGCCTAGCGAGGGTAAACGTGGAATTGACGAGGGATGCATTGAGGGCGAGAACTCTAGCATTTGTTGAGAGATTGGACTGAGTGGAGGACCAATAGAGAACCTGAGCGCCGACAAAGTTGAAGGTACCACTGATCCAGTTACCGCTATACATACCGAGCCATTGCGTGCGCAGACCTGCATCAGTGTTGGTGAGTCCACCATTAACTGCTTGATTGAGATTCCAGAATTCGTTGGTATTGTTATTCTGTGCAGTTGCGCCATCAGCTCCTGCTGTTGGGAGTCTCCATCCTGCTGGGCATATTGATACGCTTCTGTCTGGATCATTTAGAGCATTAGTACAGGCCGCAGACTGTCCACCCATAGCAGCACACCAGTTGTAGAGGTATCCGTATTGACGAGTAGTAGGGTCTGCTCCACCGTCTGTGGCTGTGCTAGGAGCTTGCGGGAAGGTGGTAGGGTTGGCGTCTGGTGGGCGCATGAAGTTGGCGGAAGTGAAGCTATTAGTAGACTCGTTATTGGTCAGGGAGACCACATCCCCAAACCTGTTATCTCCACCACCAGCATAGGCGAGATTAGTCTGCATCCAGCATCTGCCATCTGGCATCTGTTGTACCCAGTATGTTCTGTTGTCTCGGGCATCAACAACCATAGTGCGTTCTTCTGGACAATTGTCTTCATTTACTTCTTGGATATAGATAGGCTCTGCTATACATCGCACAGCTACGCCAGTTGTCTTTTCGTCACCATCAGTGATATCGACGCTATCAGACTCAAAACCGAAGAGGGCGGCACCCGTATCCGACCTTTGAGTAGAAGACCAATAGCTACCCCACAAGCCATAGCCACTGAAACTGCCACTCCAACGGCCACCGTACATACCAAGCCATTGTGTTCGCAAACCAACATCGTTATTGGTTGCTCCACCATTCACTGCGTTGTTAAATAGATTAAATTCTCCCGTACCTTGCTCATCTGTTGGCAGCCTCCATCCTGCTGGGCATACAGATACGCTAGTATCGACATTTGGGTTCATGGTATTATCACAAGCTGCAGACTGTCCACCCATAGCAGCACACCAGTTGTATAGATAACCGAATTGGCGAGTGGACTCATTGACTCCGCCATCTGTGGCGAGGCTTGGCTGGTTTGGGAAGGCGGTAGGGTTGGCGTATGGCGGAATCATGAAGTTAGGAGAAGACCAGTCTGGTACCGTCTCAAGATTCCACAGATCCACCACATCCCCAAAAGTATTATTGCCCCCACCAGCATAAGCTAGGTTAGTTTGCATCCAGCATCTGCCATCAGGCATACGTTGTACCCAATAAGTGCGATAGTCTCTGGCGTCTGTAACCATGGTGCGTGTTGTTGGGCAGTTGAGTTGGTTGATCTCTTGGATGTAGATGAGGGCTGGTGGTTCTGGGTTGGCTATGGCTGTAAAGACTACAGTATTGGTGTAGGTGCCTGGGAGTATGTTCATGTCTGCACGTATAGCAAAGCGTAGGGTGGTTTGTTCGTTTGTAATAGCAGTATCTGTCTCACGTATTACCCATGGAGCGTCATAACTTGCTGGTATAAAGGAATATGCGTTGAATGGGGATAGGCTTGCTCCCCAAAAGCCGGAGGGGATACTAGAAGCAGGGTTATCTCTGTTAGGTAGGGGCTGGAATTGGTTACTTGCAGCTATATCACTACACTCGGTATTAGCTGTAGTATCTGCTGCGTTTCTAAGGCACTGCTCTTCGCCCACCATCCCTACAGACAGAGTATAACCAGCAGAGCTATTTGTGGATACTGTGGAGATTAGGTCTTGTGTGAGGATAGTAGCATTAGCCAAAGCAGCAGCATTGGGAGTGAAAGCTATATTATCAGTATTTGTACTGATGGAGATAGTGCTTCCTGTGGGGAGAATGCCTACACTACCCTCTGCTGCTTCAGATGGGGCTGGAGATAGAGTTACTGAGTATATAAGTGCAGCTATAACAAAAGTAAGTAAACCTACGGCAGCTGGGATAAAAGTAGTGAGCGGAGAAAAGGATGCTATAAGAGAAAAATGTGTCCTGCCAAACTTCATATGTTTATTGTTTCATAGAGTACTTTCCAAGGCAACCTTTTTCTAAGACATTATGGACGATATAGGCGATAAGACACTACTATATACTATAGTTGGTGCGTAAATAGGCAGATAAGCCACCCCGTATTTATTGCATATAAATTGAGTTAGTGTATAATAAGACTAAGGTGTTTGATACTGTATCAGAGGTGAGGGTGCGAGACATATTAGGTAGACACCCCGCTAACCCCTGTAAAATGGGGCTTTTTTGTTAGTTATCTCGCTGAGCAAAGAGCTTCTTTTTATACCCTCACAATTTAGCTTGCACCATCCAAGGACATTTTTCGTGATAATGCACCACATAAGCGGTATATGTACTAAAATCACCATACTATTACAAACTGCCTAAATCTAATTAAAATAAGGGACATGAGATACGCCCTTTTTCTAACACGATATAGGCGATAAGACATATGATATACTGTGATTGGGTGCTAAATAGTACCTAATTGTACCTAAGCCTCAAACACAATGGTTTTGAGTTAGTACATACACATTTACCTTGCTTTGAGTCTGTATCAGGGGTGAGGGTGCGAGACA